TACTGGAGTTCTACATGAACTATCTACAACAGTAAATACTAATGAATAAGAACCTCTTGAATTAACTACGCTAAAGCCTAACGTATGATTTGCAGTAGATAATCCCTGAGATACTTTGTTTGTATTGTTTGCAATAGCAGTTTCTTGAGCAGTAGTTAATCCTATACTATCATCTGAAGTATTAGAAGCACTTTTTATAAGAATGTGCATTAATGCCCTAAAGCTTTCTGTATCTATTGGTAATTGCTCCTCTATAACTCCATCTTCTAACTCATTTTCAGAATCAAATAAATCCTCTAATATATCTAATAATTCTGCTCTAGTTCTTTTCTCTTCAGTTGCTACGCTTACTAATGGCAAGCTTGAGCTAGGCCTTCTAATTAAATCTTTGTACTTATTAATTAAAGTTGTATCTCTATAATTATCTTTACTCATTTTCTATTTTTTCTAAAATAAATTATTTTGTCAATAGTGTAAAATATTCCTACAACTAAAGCTATAATCTGTAAAATTGTATGTACTTGAGTTAAACTAAAACCTATTGTAATTGTATTAATACTGAATACGTCTAAATTTTCTTTTATAAATTGTTTCATTGTTTTTAGATTACGCTTGTTCTAGGATCAAAAGAAGTTAATATTTCAATATCTCCGTACATTTTAGTTGAGCTTACTTTAGTTCCCTCTTTTTTTATACTCGGAATTAATACCTCGTTAGGATTTAAAGCTCCATCTGCTAAACTTGGAGTAATACTAGCAGAGAACACATAAGATGAATTATTTTGTGATGTCATACTATAACTATCTATTAAAGTTAAAGCTGTTGCAGTAGTTCCGTTTTCTGTTACTGGCTTTTTCCATAAGCTAAAAACAAATATCTCTCCAGCTCTAGCGTCAGTTGTAAATTTATAATTTATTCTCTCTACTTGACATCCATTTTGCGGAGCATTTAAAAAGCCATATCTAGCACCCCAGTTATTATTTTTAGAGTCTCCACTTGATAAAATAGCTCCTGAATTGACGTTAAAATTATATTGAGTAAAAGACATTAATAAATCGTTTCCGTGTGTGTTTCCTTGCTGGTATAAATGTAAATGATTTAAAGAGTTTTTTCTAAATAAACTATTCCATTTATAATCTTTACTTAAAACAATGTAAGAGCCTAATGGAACAACCTCCTCTAAAGTAATTGAGGTAAATTGTAATCGTGTACTATTATAATCAAAGACAGCATCTAAAGTAAGTTCATAAGAGTTACCAGTTGTAGAACATACAACTAAAACAACATCGCCACTAAATAATAAAGTCCTAGTTGCAGTTCCTGGAATTACAGTTAGAAAGCTAATAGTTGCGCTTGTTGGCTGCTCTGATACTATTGCTACTGCTTCAGCTCTTAAATAATTTGTAATTGAACTCATATTATATTAATTTCTATTTTAACTTATAATCCTCCATCCCAAGGCTCAGGATCAAAAACTCCCTCTCCAGTATCTATACCAACTGATATCGTTTGACCTGTGCTATTTGTATTAATTTCGTACCATTCACCGCTCCAAGTATCTTGTTGAGCATTAAACGTACATTGATAAGGAACAAATGTAGATCCATCTATTACTATTCCAAAGTAATAAGGAAGTAAAGATTTATTTGTTATTTTTATTGCTCCGTTAAAAGTTCTAGCTCCTAAGTTTTGTCCTTTTAATATTTCTTCTACTAGTAACTGTGTTATCCTTGTTCCAGTTCCAGCGTTAAAAGCTTTCCAAGTAGTATTAAATGATTCCCATGCTGAAGTAGTAAAATTGTAAACTTCTATTCTTCCAATACCATTTGGAGAACTACCTACTAATAAATCTGGTACTTTATAATTAACACCAGTAGAGATTGCAGTACCTCCAGGAGAATTAGTAGCTCTATAAATTTCTAAATTAGATAGCTCTCCATCTACTAAATACTGAACTCCTCCATTTTGACTATAAACTGGCGGAGAATAACATAGAATGTTTTCCGAGTCCGTAGTTGCTTCTACTACTTGATTAGCACCTTGATAAAACCAAGAAGTATCATAAATATTGTAATAAATTACAGCGTAACCCTCAAGAAATAATTGTCCATCAAAAGGAATACTTAATGTTTCGCAATTTATATTATAAGTTGTATTACTATTAGTATTTTGTAAATTCAAAGGCTGAGATGTAAAAGCTAAACTATTTGCAAAGTCTACGTCTATATCGTGCCATGCTTCTGTTCCATTTCTTATAAAAGCGTATTTAGTATCGCTTGCTCCAACTAATTTAAATTTTAATTGAATATTTACTAATAAATTGTTTTGAACTCCAGTAGATGGTAAAAAAGCATCTAATGCTTGAAACTTAAAATCTCTATTAAATCTTAATGTTGAGTTAGTTGTAGCTACAATATTACCTAAATCAGCTACATATTTATCAGTCTTACTGTTATTAATATCAAAACCAGTACCACTAAAAGTTAAATTATTATATCTATATCCATTCCATAAAGGAATCTCATTAAAATTAGGAGTAAATGTAGTACCAGTATCTCCATTATTAATATAAGATAAAAAAGGTAAATTAAAAGTTTGTAGTCTATCATAATTAGCTCTTACTTCTTTTAATACTGCTAGATAATCAAAGTCAGCTCCTCCTAATCTTTTATAATTTGTTCCCTCTTGTACTACTGCCGACGTAGAGCCTGAACTATCTGGCGCACCAGTTGCTGCGTTTCCCACATTATAATATCTAAAAAAGTGTGTATTAGGAGGTAACCAATTATCATAATAATTAACTTGAACAAATACCCAAGAGCCATTAGAAAAGAAAACCCGCATTCCAAAAGTTTTACAAATAGAATCTAATAGCTCAAAAGTAGTAGCGTATTCTTTTACTCCATCATTTCCTAGCTCTACAAAAGCCATAAAATTAAATCTAGAGTAAACTAATGGATCTCTGTCTGCTTGATGAGTCATCGAATCAGTTGTCCAGTCAACAAATGTTCTCATAAATCTACTAAATGGACTAGAGCCACTAAAAAAAGTATCTGTTTTTATTTGTAATGTAAAAGCGTTTCTAAAGTATTGTAAACAAGTAAAAGAAGATGAACTATTATATCCAACTCCCTCATTAAATTTAATATCTTGTAAATTAGACAATCCACAAACTGCCGTTAAACTAAACTCTCTAGGATAAGCTACGTCTTGCTCTGGACTAATATCATTTAATAAGTTACCACACCAGAACAAAGTATAAGTAGAGTCATCATCTGAACGATAAACTCCTATTTGCCATCTACCATAAACACTAGCTTTTATGTCATTTATAAGCGACTGCTGAGCGTTTGATGTAATAAGCATATCAAAGACTAACTCACTTGGAATTAATCCCGTAAATCTATCCTCGTCATCTGTTTGATAAGTTAAGTCGAAACCTCTAGAGCTTAAATCTGGAGTGTAATAAGCGTTATTAATTGCTTCGTTATCGTAAATCTCTAAACGATAATAAACTCCACTATCAGTTGAAAAGCTTAATTCAAATTTTTTCTCTCTTGCCATTAGTAACCTCTTGTTCTGTTTCTATTATTTTTAGCTCTATCACTACTTAATAAAATATCTGATCCTTTTATCGTTCCGTATACTTGGACATTGCCTCCTCCACTTTCTCCTATCATTGATTTAAGTTTGTCTAATGGAGCTATTACTTCTGGATTGCTCATACTTGTTCCTGGTCCTTCTCCAACAAGTCCTAAAGTTGGTCCAGTTACTAAACCACCATTAGCAAAAGGTAAAATATTCATTAAAGCACTACTTCCAGCACTAGCAGCTAAATCTAAACTTCCAAACCCTAAAGCTCCTAAAATAGCTTTCATTGCTATCATAGCTGCTAACTGAGCTAATAATGCTTTAAAGGCTTGTTTAGCACCATCTACAAAAGCATTGAAAAAACCATCTGAACTCTGCAAAGCTTGAGCAAAAACTCCTTGAATAGTATTACCAAAACTCATAAAAGACCCTTTAATATTAGCAGCCATTTCTTGCGTACTTGTAATAATATTAGAAAAGTCTTGTGCTTCAACATATGCTAATTTAAAGTTTTTAGCTAAATGTTTAAATTCAACTGAAATTTGTTTAATTTTTTTAGGATCTATTTGGTCTATTGTGCTAACTCTAGTTCTTGTTGCAGTTGGTTTTGGAGTAGGTTTAGGAGTAAAGAATGGCTTGCCAGTAACTGGATTAACTGCTTTGCCGCTTCTCATATCTCCAATGATAGAAGTATCTGGTAATTTATTCATTTTACTAAAGTCTAAACCCTTTGACTCTTGTTTAACTCCAAAAATGGCATCCTTAACTCTATCAAATACATCTACAACCTTGTCATAATTAGCAGTTAAAAAAGTTGCAGCAGCTAATGCACCACCTATAATTCTTCCTTGAGGAGTTAATAATTTAAAAGCATTAAATACTCCAGTTATAATAGGAATTAATTTTAATAAAAAGAAGCTTCTTAAAATTGTAAAAGCAGTAATCATTTTACCAACTACAACTAAAATTATTCCAAAAGCAGAAGCTAAACCAGCAGTCTTTAAAGCTCCTTTTTTTTGTTCGCTTGTATATTGACTAGTAAACTTTGCTAAATCGCTTAAAGCAATAACTAAATCTTTTGCTAAAGGCAATAACTCTTGTCCTATTTCAACTCCAGCATCGTTTAAATCAGATTTTAATTTTCTTAATTGATTAGCGAAACTTTCGCTAGTTCTTGCAAAGTCTCCTACTGCGTTTTGCGATTGCTTTAATGCTAAATTATATGTCAATGTTGCCTTTGCAACTCTATCTAATTCTTTAAATACTAATCCTTGTTCTGCTGCAAATGTTTTTAAATCAGCTTCAGTAATCGCAATACCTAAAGATTTAATGCTCTCTCTCTCTCCTAATAAAGCCTTTGTTAATGCAGCACTAGCACCAGCAGCTCCTCCGCTAAAATTTGTAAAAGATGCTAAATCAACTGCTAACTCATTAACTTGATTAGATAGTTTTAAAGCTTCTTCTTGAGTAAAACCAAAACCAGTTAATAAATCTCCAGTATCTCCTAAAAGTTGTAAAGCTGCTTGTCCACTTAAACCAAAATTCTTTTTTAAATTATCAGCAGTTTCAGTAGCATCGTCTCTAATGTCTCTAAATACTGTATTAAATTTGCTTTGTGTTTCTTCAAAATCGCTTGCTAATTTAACTGCAACCGAGCCTAATCCTAATAATGGAGCTGTAAAATTTCTAGTAATACTCATTCCAATACTAGCCATTCCATCGCCAAACTGCTTAAGCTTTCTAGTTGACTTTTTTAAATTGCTCTGGAATTGTTTATCGTTTAAAGATAGTTTTACGCTTAAATTCTTTTCAGCCATTTTTTTTATTTATTAAATCGTATTTTTTAGCTATATATTCAGCTCTCTTTTTTTGTTTCTCAACATCTTTAACCTCTTCTCCTTTCTCCCATTCAAACTTAACTAGTTTTTCTGGTGTTAAATTTTGTCCTTTTTTAGTATGAGGTTGCAACATTAAACAAGCTAACCATCTTACTCTTTCCCATTCCCTCTTTTCTTTTGATTCTATTACGTCATTACGACCTTTTTGAATTAAAAAAAATTCGTGAAAAGTTAAATTCCAAAATTCATCTGGTAATAATCCAAGCCCATAACCAACAGACTCTAATGTATCCCAGTCTATTTCTTTGCCGCTTTCTTCTTCTTTGCGGCTTTCACGTTTCCCTCGTTTCCAAGTTTAGCACTAAATTGTGTAGAGAATACTTCTAATACTTTATTTAAAGCATCAAAATCTTCATCTAATAAGTCTGCTACACTTTCAACTGTTAAAGAACATTCTTGTCCGCTTACTCTTGATCCGTCTTTAATTCCGTTTAGAATCAAATAACAAGCATCATTTAAACTCATTGATTCTCCTAATTTATCTAAATCACTTAAAGCTCTATCTGTATCTTTACAGAACATTCTTAAAGCATTCATTCCAAATCTTACCGGATAATCTTTTCCGTTAATTAAAACTATTTCGTACATTTTATCGTTTTTTTTTATCGTTATTATTTAATTAAAGTTGAAGAGGAGGAGCATTAGCTCCAACCTCGACAACGATAAAATCATTATGCTACAGTTAAAGCACCTGTACCTTCAATAGATACAGAGTAAGTAGGAGCATCTTCAGTTCCTCCAGAAATCTCTAGAGAAGTAATAAAACCACTTCCAGTAACTGTATAACCACCACCAGAAGATAATCCAAAAATAAAATCTACTGCTGTTCTGTCTAACATTTGTGTGAATAGTTCTTGTACATCAGTATCTCCAGCAGTTGCAGAAAAGTCCATAAGACCATCAGCACTTAAAGAAAAGCTTTTAGTACCTCCTAAAAGAGTTCTGTTACCTAATGAATCTTTGTTAGTTATGTCTATTGTGTCAACACTAGTAGAAAGTGATACATTTTGAGAATGCATAAGCTTTACTTCAGTTGTTCCAGTAGTAGGAGAAACCTTTAATATTAAATCTGTTCCGTTAAAAATTGCCATTGTTTTTTATATTTTAATTAATTAATTATTGTTTGTATCTAAAGGAGTTTCTTCTTTTTTCTCCTTTTTAGATTGCTTCTTTTTATTATCTATTGCGTTATTATGTTTTAAGAAATTATAGACTGCTCTAACTACATTATAAGTTTCTCCCTCTTGATATTGTACTTCTCTACATTCTATATTCTTTTTAATTTTAACTTTATAAGTATCCATAAATTTATCTATTTATATTAAATCTGTAATCATGTGCTATTTGATAAATTCCATTTGTTCCGCTTGTATCATCAAAAGACTCAACAGAATTCTCAAAAAATATCTTATCTACTACAACTCCATCATAAGTACCACTTACATAATCTAAAGCAGTTCTTACATTAGCTGATAGAGTCATTAATTCACTATATTTAGAATGAACTAAAGTAATCTGAACGCTTACATAATCGTAAGTAGATACTCCGTTTTTAGTCATATTAGGAATATCGCTAACAACTTGGTAAACTATAAATGGTAATGTTCCGTCTTGCTGATTAATTTTATATCTAGACGGATAAATTCTAATTACTCCACCCTCTGTTACTAATGGAGCAACCGCTGAATCATTACTTAAAATATTATATATAGCTTTTCCTACTTCCATTATTTCTTAAATCGTTTTTCAATCAATCCTTTTAATTGATTTGTTACGTCATTTAATGCTTGTGATCCTTTACTTCTTGCTGCTTGGTCTAACATTCTTAAACCAGCTACACCTCTAAAACCATACTCTAAAAAGTAAAAATAAAAGCCAGTCTTATTTTCATTAGCAAAAGCTCCTTTTACTCTTGGTCCTACAAAAACACTAGGAGCAACTCCTTTTCTATTTTTTCCATTTATTATAGATAATGACTTTCTTAATTGTCCACTATCTTTAGGAACTAAACCTTTTAATTCTGATAAGATTGGCTTGGCTGCTTTTCTCATTGCTTGTCTTAAAAGAGTTTTGTTTTTAGAATCTGACATATTTAAAGACTCTAAATTTCTAGCTATTTCGTCAAGCTCTTTCTTATTTATTGTTAGTCCTACATTCATTAGGTTGAGAATATATCTTTTAAATCTTTTCTTTCTAAAGTCAAAATCATCTTATCCTTTCTCCCTACCTCTCTTATTCCAGTAATTGCATAAGAAGTATCTCCATTTCTAATATAGAAATCTGGACTTACTCCTATTGAATCTCTATATCTTATTAAACATTCTATCTTTTGCTCTCCTATAAAAACATCAGATTCATAATTAGCCTTACCAGATTTAAAATTAAAATCTCCATAAATAGTTACACTTGTACCACTTCCAGCAATTCGCTCTCCGTAAGCATTAGTAGTATAAACTTGATTTAATAAAGTTAATTTTCTATCTAGCTTTCCAAATATCATAACTCTAAAAATCTGTAAGGAGTTAGCATATACTCAACCATTAATGGAAGTTCTGTTGCAATAGTACCTATAACTACGTCCTGCCTTTGTTCGTAATATCTACCCACTATAATTAACATAGCTTGTTTTATAGCATCCTCAACTTCGTTAGCAGTTCTTCCAACCACAAACTCAATATCTACTGCATTTGGTCTTTCGTAAGTATCAGGAAAAGATCCGTTATTACTTTGGTAAATTCTACCAGGTTTAATTTTATCGTCTAAATCATATTCAGAAGCTGCTAAAGCTTGTAAAGAATTACTAGCATCATAATACTTTATATGTGTTACACTTTGCACTATTCCCACTTGTAAGTCAATATATGGAGGGAAAACATCAAAGTAAAGATTAAAAGTTTGAGTCATTAATCTTCTTCTTGTGAACTCCTCTACTTGATTTGTAGCAACTCCTATTAATGCTGTTATATAATCATTGTCATCATCATAATCAGAATCTACTCTTAAATGTTGTTTAGCTTCAGCTAAAGATATAGCAGTTCCAGTTGGAGCAGTTTTTAAAACTAGCTTTCCGTAATTAACGTAACTATCAAGATTTAAGTAATTATATATCATTATAAAAAGTAAAAAAAGGAGAGAGCGATTAAACTCTCTCCAATTAAAAATTATGCGTTATCAATTTTAACGAATGCAGTACCATTTTGAACAGCAGCACCATCTACAAGAGAAGTTGCAATCATACGTCCAACACCAGCAGCAGCATTAGTATAAGGATCAAACAATAAGTCTAGTCCACCAAACTGAGCGATATGCACTTTAGAGAAATCACCTAACAAGTAGTTTGTACCACTTCCAGCAGAGTTACCTACATTAGAAGAAGCAAAAGCAAAGTAAGATAAAAATTCTTTTGTTGCATTATCATAAGCTGGAGATACAGAAGCAACTTGAGCTAATCTTTTAGCTTCAGTTAATGCTCCACCATCTAACAACCAAGCCATACGAGCAGCTTCTAAATTAACGCCATTAGCGATTAATGTAGCTTCCATATTTAAAAGTTCAGCAGCAGTAGGCTCTGTTCCAGCAACAGCTTGAGTAGCAGCAGCAGCAAAGATAGAAGCTGGTCCGCTTGTTACGTTAGCATCAGCCAATAAAGCACCTTCTAAAGTTGCAGCGATGTTAGCAGCTAAGTTTCTTCTAACCGCACCTTCAACACCAGCATTTTGAGCCATTGCCTCAGCAGAAATCTCTACAATAGAAATCATCTTTTTTGGAGATAACGTAACACTTGAAGCAGTACCCGCAGCAGTAGCAGTTCCACCAGTCTCAGCAACGAATGCAGAAGAGATACCAGAAAGAACTGGTAGTTTCATATCAGCAACACCACTATAAAAGTTAGCACCAGCAGAAGCAAGAACTAAGTTAGCTTCTAATTGGTCTGTGAAAGACATTACTTCAGTTGGATTAACCGCTGCATTTCCTACTGCTCTGTGTTCTAGAACTGAAGATGGAATAGCGATACCTCTAAACATTTGACCGTTATGCTCTCTACGAGCTTCTTGATCCATTTCTTTAACTAGACCTTCTAGTTTTCCAGTGTATGCTTGACGCATAGCTTCTTGAAAAGAAAACTCAGCTACTTCTTTTGGAGAATTAGTTCTTTCTTCTTTTACCACTTTTGAAGCTTGGATGTTTTCAAACTTAACACTTCTTTCAGCCATTGCATTTAATGACTCAACTTTTTCATTTAAAGAATCAAAGCTAGTTAGTTCGTCAGATGTCATATCTCTACCCTCAACTTTACACAAGTCAACTAGAGCTTCCATCTTCTCAACATTTATAGCTCTTTCCTCTAATAAAGATTTACTATTTTTCATATTAAAAATTATTTGTTTTTTAAGACTTTCAATCGCATTTCTGTGAGGTTGCGATTTGTTAAGTCTATTTCTTCTTTTTGTACCTCTTTTAATTCTTTCTCTAGACTTTCATCTAGTTTTATTTTTTCTTGTTCTTCTTGCCAAGTCTCTAAAGAGCGTAAAGCAAAAGAGCCAGCTTCGTTATATGCTGGATATGTTACAGAGCTAACATCGTATAATCTAGATACTTTGTTTATTGTTCTAATGTTTCTACCCTCTACATTCTCCCAAGAGTCTTCCTCGACAGTAAAAGCAAAGCTAGACTGGCTGATAGTTCCGTTTCTCAATAGAGTCATCAAGTCATTAGCTAAAGTTGTTTCTGGCATATCAGCCTCATACTTTAAACCTCTTTCATCTACTGACAATCTTAAAGTATTGTTTGTGGTTCTAGCTAAAGGTAAACCATCGTGATTAATCAAAAACCTTACATCATCTTCTAATCTACCATCAAAAGCTCCTGGAGCAATATACTCAACAAAACCTCCTAAATCATTTGACTCAGAATTAAAGACTGCACCATAACCTACAACTACATTTTTTCCGTCATCGTTTCTAACTTCAATATCAGATACATTAAAAGTCCTAACCTCTTTGTTGGTTATTGTTCTAATCTCTTGACTATCCTCTTCAATAGTAACATCTTCGTCCATATCTACTACAACCTCAACATCTTCTTTGTTTTTTGCGTAATATATAATTATAGACTCTTCGTTCTCTTCTATCTTTTGGATATGTCTTAACTCTTTATTTTCCATAATATTTCTATTTTCTTCTTCTTCTATTTCTTTTATTTTTCTTTTGGTCCAAGCAAAACCAGGATCTCCTCCCCACAATCCCCAAGCAATTCTACCAGCACTAGGATAACCCTCATCTCCTTTATAAAAACCTTTTCCCTTTTTATCTACTTCGTGCCTACTTAAATAAGAGAACATTCTTTTAATCGTTCTTATAGATAGATTAACTCTATTCTTTAAATCTCTTGCTCTTGCAACACCTACTTCTGTTCCCCCTCTTCCAAACTCTGCTCTCCATTCTAAAGCTTGTTCTGCTTCGTTAGCCATCTCTTGAGTCGGCTTTGTGTTTATATCAGCTAAAGCCATTATTCGTTTTCCTCAGTTTGTCCTATTGGAGCAAAGTTTAGAGGATAATAATGTGTATCTCCCTCATCTCCTATTCTATTTAAATCTTCCATTCGTCTTATCTCATTAATAGACAGTACACCAATAGCAGACATCTCTCTGTAATATGTAGCTCTTGCAGCAGAATCTCCTCTTAATAAACCTTTGGAATCTAATCTAACAAAATAATTATCTAGCTCATTCTCTCTAAATAGCTTTCTGTTTAATTCTTGCTCTATTAAAACTAAATAAGGCTGCAAAGTAAATCTTACAAAGTCAATAGATAAAGCTTCTATACTTGAGTAGTTAGCTGCTTTCTCTAAATGTCCTATTAAACTTAATGGCACTTTAAATATTCTAGCTATTTCTTCTATCTGAAATCTTCTAGTTTCTAAAAGCTGGTAATCGTTAGCGTTTATTTTAGACTGCTCGAAAGTCATACCTTCCTCAAGTATTGCAGTTTTACCAGCAACGAATGAGCCAGTAGTTGACTGATTCCAAGAAGTTTTTAATCTTGCGACTGCTTCTTTAGATAGTTTACCTGGATGCTTTATAATTCCTCCTATTTGAGAACTATTACCTAAGTAACTATTAGCAGTATCATTAGAAGCTATTGAAGTTCCTATTGTTGTTCTTTGTGATCCTATTACACTTGTTCCCTCATATCCATTAAAAGATAAATTAAAGAAGTGTAGCATATCTTCTTTACGAATTGCTAAATCATAATCTTTAACATCGTAATAAATTTGGCCATCGTGATTAATAACTTTAACGTGCTGAGTTTTAATAGGTATTAATCCAACTGGTCTAGCTGAACTATCTCTCTCAATATAAAAATAACTATTACCCTCAAGTAATAAGTTATTCATTAAAACATCTAAAAAAGTATATGTAGTCATAAAGTCATTAGGCTTTCTAGTCAAAAGTCTATTAACTGGATGTGATACTTCTTCTATCTTATCTCCGTCTGTTTCAACTCGATAAACTCTAACTGGTAGAGAAGCTATTGATTCCGATATAATTCTAACACAAGCAAAGACTGCTGAGAATGTCATTGATGAATCGGTAGTTACTGAAGTTCTATTAGCTGCACCTCCAAACGAAAAGTTTGAATTGGCATTTAAAAAATTATTGTTTCTTTTTTCAGTACGAAAAAAATCTAATAAGCCCATAAAGAAGATGTGTAATTACATAGCAAAGATACGAAAAGGTACACTATTTTTAATTCCATATCTTTTTTAAAAATTTTTTTTATTAGTGTTAATATCTTTGGTAAAAAAATTATATCCAAACAATACCTCTATCATCATAGCTAGACTCCTCAGTATCGTCATTCATATAAGAGCCAATAGCCATAACTAAAGAAACCATACCATCTATCTTTTCTGTTGCTTTGCTTTTATCGAATTTAATGTTTCCAGCAGGATCAGACTTAACCGCTACATTAGAAGCCATCCATCTTAAGACTTTATTACCTCCGTGATTTAATTGTTTATTTAAAATTAACTTTTCTAGTTCTTTTGTTGGAGATGATAGACTAGCGAAACCCTGACCGAATGGAATCATAGGTAATCCATCATTAACTAAATCAATAACTAACTGTGAAGCATTCCATCTATCATAAGCAATCTCTTTTATGTTTACTATTTCAGCAACTTCTTTAATTCGTTTCTTAATGTAATTGTAATCAGTTACATCTCCCTCAGTTAATTCCATATTAGTATCTTCTTTGGACCATCCAATGTAATCAACTTGATCCCTCCGACTTCTTACAAATGCTGTATCTTTTGGAGCAAAGAAATAAGGAATAATTGTAAACCTATCATCTTCAGGAATGATTAAAACAAATGCAGAAATATCTCTAACTGAAGCTAAGTCAAGTCCAGCGTAAGCAGTCATCCCTTTGTAATCTTCTAATCTTACTGGTGATTTATTACATTCCATCCATTGAGCATCTGATAACCATTTACTTGCTGAACTCATCCATTGATTTAAATGTAACATCCTAAATGTATTCTCATAACTAGGAAGCTTAATAGCTTTCTCTTGCTCTCTTTTAAGATAGTCTAATTTAACTACTCCACTTTCTAATCCTGGATTAGCTAATCTTAAAGCTTCTTCGCTAGTCCAATCTATATCTAACGGACAGTCATATTTAATATAATAAAATGATTCATCTTTAATTATACCCTCTGAAACCTTACGACCATAATCCTCAGTTTTCTTACAGATTGATTCTCTATTATATCCAGCAGTAGTTATAGCTATTGTTAAAGGCTGACGTCTTGATCCTACACTTGTAGTTAAAGCATCCCATAGACTAGAATCTTTTTGAACGAAGAACTCATCCATACAAATGAAAGAAGCATTGTATCCATACTTACTAGAAGCTTCACTACTAATAGCCTTAAAAGCTGAATTACTTTTTTCGTGTATAATAGAGTTTTTAAATACTTGTAAATTATTTGCTAGTTGCTTATCAGCTCTAACCATTCCAGAAGCAACCTCAAATATTATACCAGCTTGTTGCCTATCTCCAGCAGCTACATAACATTCAGCAGATGGCTCGTTGTCGGCTAGTAACATATATAAAGCGATAGCACTAATTAACGTACTCTTTCCGTTCTTTCTTGGTAAGCAAATGTAAGCAGTTCTAAATCTTCTTAATTCTGTTGTTCTATATTTCCAACCAAATAAATCTCTTACTATCTTTTTCTGAAATGGCTCAAGCTTAAAATTAGTTCCTCCTAACTCTCCTTTTAAATGTCTAATGTGATTCTCAATAAAATACACTACTCTATCAGCAGCTTTCTCATCGAAGTAAAAAGTATTATCGCTTTTAATATCCATTAGTCAAAGAAGTTAAAATCGTCTGTTCGTTCTTGTTCTTGTTCTGGCATTGATAAACTAGCTCGACTTGATGGAGTAAAACCAAACTGAGTAGATAGTTTAATTGCATTCTGTAACGCTGCTTGCATTACTTTATATTTAGGATTAATTTTAGTCATTCTTAATTTACCATCCTTATCAACTGTTTGCTCTGTAAAGTTTCCTCCTAGCTCTGCTGATATACTTCTGTAAATACCTATCTCATTACAATAAGCAGCCAGGATCGATAAGTCAGTAAGATGTAGCATCTTAATCTTAGCAAGTTCGTTAGATACTATATCCCATTCATCAGCACCCTCTTGATTTAAAAATAAAGGAGCATCAGGCATGGTTACAACTTGACTAGTTACCATTTCATTATCAACTAATCTAGACTTTTCTAAAGTTCCTTTTAATTCTTTTACCGCAGTTGGTAATTTTTTTTTCCCTCTCATTTTATTTTAGCTTGGCCAAACAACTATTATATTTTCATCCATAAACTTAAACTAGTTTTAGTTTAGTAAATCTATCCCTACGATTTAGTATCAATATTGCGTGTAAAATATCGATAC